CTTCTACAAGCATTGAAGTATCCGTATTGAAAGATGCTATGAATCTGACTCCTAAGAAGACCGATCCGATCCTTTCCGTGAACGACCCCCGAGCAACTGCTGACCCAGTTACTTCTGCGATCAAACGAACTCTTGACACTGACGCCCATGTCGATCCTATCCCCCATACCTTATCCATCGTCGAAGACATGATAAGGGCCTGGGAACCTATCCTGGTTCCCTCTATTGGATGGAGAAGATTGACTTTCGAGGAGGCAGTCGTCGGAATACCCGGAAAATTGAAATCTATCAACTTTTCCTCTTCCTCCGGCTGGCCCCTCGCCCATGAAGGTAAGAAGAGCCACTTTGTCCGCATTGTTGATGACAAACTTGATGTCAAACCTGGCTTTCGTGAACTTGTGATCGAAAGAGAAGCTGCTCTTCTTGGCTGTGAAAACAACTGCCCCTACGGTAGCGAACATCGTTGGCTTGGCTTCCTGAAGGACGAACTGACCTCTGAACGAAAGATCAAACAGAATAAAACTAGAATTATCTATTCTGGTTCCATTGCTGACACGATTATTTTCCGAATGTGGTTTGGCTCTCTTCTGGTTGCCTTCAACGAAAGCGGTGCTGATTCCCCAATGTCAATTGGCCTGAATCAGTACTCTCTGGACATGAATTTGATCCACTCCTATCTTACCAAGAATGGAGCTAAAAAATTCATCGCTGGAGATTACGCTGACTTCGATACCCGACACCCCCTGGACTTCCGAACAAACATCTATCTGAACTTTCTGACTCACTTCATGTTGAAGATTCCCGACATCACGCCGCGTCACTGCATGGCCTTCCATGACCATGAAGTTGACAGCGCAGCCCAAGTTGGAGTTTATCTTTTCAAGACCAAGACCAACCACATGAGCGGTTGCTTCTTTACCACGATTGTGAACTGTCTCATGAATGAAATGAACTTCAGATACGCTGCTAAAGTTCTTGCCCCCCACCTTGATCCCGAGAAGCACATGCGAATGAAATTCTTGGGTGATGACCACATAGTAGCTGTTTCTGACGAACTGGCTGCTGTGATGAACCCCGTCTCCGTTGGTGAAGTTTTTGCCTCGATTGGACAAAAGTACACATCTGATGTGAAGGACGCTCCCTTGACAACTGACTTGCGTTCCTTTGATCAGGTCACCTTCCTAGGTGCCATACCTTTCCAAATCGACGAAAACGGACCCTGGTGCGGAAAGCTGAAA